CCTCTAGTTCTAACTTAGCCTGTTCAAGAGCGATCTTATTGTTGGCTTCCATTTCCTTAATGGATAGTTCCTGCATACGGATCTGCACTAACGGATCTTCGGAACTTTCGTCGCTACCTTTAAATGCTAACAGCGGTGCCAACTCTTTAAGAAGTTCTGCCTCAACCTGTGCTACTCTGGATTCAACCTGTTCTGGGTTAAATTGCTCTGGACCTTGTTGTTGAAGCTCGGCTACTCTTTGTTGTGCAACCATAGGATCTATCTGCCCTGCTTGAACAAGCTGTTGCATTTGCTCTAACTCTTGTTGTGGTTTTGTATTTATTGTTTCTAATTCTTTGTCTACCATCTCTCTAGCCTTGAAGGATACATGCTGTAAAACATGCCCAAACAATGCAGCAAGCACTGGAGGAGAGTTTTGTAAAACAGAAAGTTCCAACAAAGATAAATGCGCTTGAATATGAGCGTCATGGTCTTGAGGTGGGAACGCCTGCGCTGGTTGTCCGTTAATTATAGCACCGTTCTCTACAGCCGGATCTGTTGGCTGTGGTTGAGGAGGTGGAGGGGGAGGAGGTAACACCTCATCAATATTTTGCACCTCAAGAGCTTGATACATACGGCGATAGGCAGCATGTAAATTATGGATTTGTGGGTTAGATTGAGCTAATTGTAGCTGTGTTTGAGCTAATGTTACCCTCTGAGCCATTGAAAAGATGTTAGGATCACTAACTGGAATAACATCTACACGTCCATCAAAGTCCTGTGCTTTTATCTGTTGTGGTGCACCAGCTACTTGATAAGGGTATAAAGGAGGTAAGTTCTCTCCAAATATACGTGCAAGTAGCCTAAATTCGTTACGTTGTGCATAATGTAAACGTTTGTGTATTGCAGACATAACCTTTGTGCCACGCTCAATCATAGCAACTGTTGTACCCACAGGAGACTCTTGGCTCATATCACCAAGCGTTTGATCTGCTAATGCAATAAATCTTCTGCCATCATTAACTATTCCACCAAGAAGTTGGTTCAAAGTAGCTGATGGTTCCTTATAAGGAAGTGGGATAATAGAATCTCTAATGCTACCACCTGGTGCATCAATGTCTCTCCACTCGCCAGGTTGCAATGGTTCATCGTCATTTCGAACTCTAACGCCCCTTGCTTTAAATCCAGCAGGAAGATTGGACAATGTACCAGCATCTATCAACTGACGTAATAAACTTGTTGCCGCTCTACCAAGCCCACCAATCATATGTATTAAGCCAAAGCCGTAGAACCCAAGACCAGGCATAAACTTGTAGTGTACAAAGTATTGACGCTTAGTCCTGTTTGGATCTTGCTGATCATAGTTTCTTCGTATTGCTAAAACTTTAGCAGAGTTATCATCTAAGGTAACAATGTAAGGAAGTTTAATTCCTGTTGGTTCTCCGGTGTTAGGGTTCTCATCTTCAAAACCTTCTAGATCTAATTCAACATGAACCTCTAAGATATTAAGAACATCATCGGAGTAGTTCTTTGAGATGCCCTCTAGCTCGTTAACCTTTTGACGAACAGAATCTGACTCCTCATCGCCACCGCCCTTTAGATCTATGTCCCTATACAACTGAGCTACCTGCATCTTACGAACTTCATTAATGTCCATACGTAAAACATGTGTAACACGAGTAGCAGTCGCTAGGTCTGACGCAGAGTAAGGCACAACCAAATCTTGCGCTGGCACAAACTTAGAAACAGCTCGACCTTTAGCCGCATCAAAGTACACCTTCTTAAAGGTAGAACCTGATAGCGGTAAATAGAACAACATCTGATCCATGTCTGGATCAAACTCCTGCATGATCTCCGTGATCTGATAGTTCATAAAATCTTTAACACGACTTGCTTGCTCTTCATGTGCAGCGTCTTGAACGCCCATCAATCGAGTGCGTACTGGCCCCCCAGGTGGCAACATTTCCTTGTACGCTTGTGATTGGAACTGTGTAACGGACTCACTGATTAAAGGATGCGTGATGCCTGAAGCCCCTTCAAAAGGAGTAGATCGTTCAGTTGTCTTCAATCCAAGCAAATCTAGCCCATTTACGTAGGTTTCTTCCCATTCTGACCTTGATTCTAGGTCTTCTTCGTATAGTGATCTAAGCTCCGCAGAAAGCTCATCAAGCACACTATCACTTAAAATCTCGGCTAAATTAGCATCAAACGGCATAGCATCCGCAGGAACTTCTATCTCTCCGTTCTTAATCGCTTCAATAATAGCACCACCCTGACCGTCATCAGTTATTTCAGCGCCATCTTCAAAGCCCATTGGTTCGTTTACAGATACTTCTACTTCTGGAAGACCAGCTGTATCCCCTGGTACTAAGCCAGAATCTACAAGTGATCCCATTGGTTGTGGTGGTAAAGCCATTAATAATACTCCCGTTTTCTGGGCCTCCATTCATCGTCATATTCATCTTCGCCATTAAGAGATATAAAACCTCCTTGACGAAAACGCATCAGTGCTAATGTCATACTATCACAAAAATCGTCATAGTCACCATTAGGAAATGAAGAAACCTCTTCTATCACTTCATCTGCAAACTTTTTGTCCTTTGGTGCCCATACAACCCCTGCTTCAAACAAAGGAGCAACCATATGCATTCTCGTCACCTTATCACGTCCTTTGCCCGGTGAGAACCCCAAAGCTGGTATTCCCCGTAAACGTAGTTCATCTATCAACGGTGTACCAGTTGCTTTTGCCTCCACTAAAACCATGTCAGGCTCCCAATAATCGTGCTCTTCGTAGGCAACTTCCTTTAATTCAGGGAAACTCCACCGCCCACGCTGGGCATCCATCAAAATTATGTGGTCTGGTCCCCCATCTTCTGGATTAAAGATGCCCCATGTGGTAATTGCGCTGTAATCCGCAGTTTCTTTCTTGCTAAACGCTGTATCGTAGGACTGTAGTATGTATTTTACAGGCGGAATCTTCTCTTTTTCCCAATCTTGCCACCAAATCCGCTTAATAATTGCACTTTCCGTGGATGTAGGCTGTTGTTGCCACTGTGCAGACCACTTACCTACAGGTAATGACGCCTTAATAGACAACAATGCGTCTTTTTTCCAAAATTCAGGCCATAATGGTTTGTCTGATGGCATAATTGCAGGAAATTCTACCACTTCCCACTGATCCGACATGACATCGTTGCCCTGTGCAGCCAATAAACGGCCTGTCAAGTCCTTTTTTCCCCATCGAGTCATAACAATGATGATAGAACCACCAGGTTGAAGCCTCTGACGAGGTCCAGAAGTGTACCATTCATAGGCATGATCGAATGCATTCTCACTTAACGCGTCTTGTTCCGAGTGTGGGTCATCAATTACAAACAAATCCGCACCACGACCAGTCACCGCAGCACCTACACCCGCCGCAAAGTACTCACCACCCTTGTCCGTTTGCCATTTTCCAGCGCCCTTGTTGTCTTCTTTCAGGTTAGTTGTTGGAAATATCTCTTTATATTGTGGGTCATCAATAAGATCTCGAACCTTGCGTCCAAATCTAACAGCCAGCTCTGTATTGTGCGTTGCCTGAATGATCTTTAACTTAGGATTACGTCCCAAGAACCATGCTGGCATAAGGTATGATGCAAATTCAGACTTAGAATGACGTGGGGGCATATTGATGATAAGGCGTTTTAATTCACCACGCGCCACACGTTCTAACTTTTCTGCAATAATCCTGTGATGCTGCCCCTCAATAAAGTTTTCATACACATGATGAGCAAAAGGCATGAACTTATTTTGTGCCTCGTCCCTGATGTCTAAAAGTTTTTTAGCCTCAGTAAGAGCGAGTATCTCTTTCAGGGCATCTTCTGGAAGAGCCTGTAGGTTCATTGTCTTCGTGAAAGTTTCACAGGTTGATAATAAGGAGCTATTCTAGGTCTTACAAAAACAGCTTCCGTATTAGTGTTTGGTTTAACACACGTCCAATTACCATTTACTTTTTTAGTTTCATATCCATCAGGGCAGGTAAAAGGTGGAGTATCCTCCTCTTCTTCATCAAGTCCTTCAGCGGGAGGATCCTCACGATAATCAAAGTCTTCATCATCTAAAACTTCTTCCTCAACAGCCTCACCCAATAAGGACGTATCTTGTTCTCTTTCTGCAAAATCTTCTGGCAATACAGAAGAGTCTATAAATTGTGTTGTTGGAATAGAAGCTATACCAGAAGTTGTCTGAGTTGAGGTTGTTCCTGTTGAACCCTGCATGGTTGATGTAGAAGGAGTAAAGGTACTACCCTCAATCGTCTGGTCAAGATTAACAACATTTCCAGCGGGAACTAAGCTTGTGCTAGGAACTCTAACTTCAGTTGATGGATCTTCTATAACGATCGTATTTAAACGAGGCTCTACCGCTGTTTCTTGTGTTGGAGTTGAAACAACTTCAGTTGTTGGAGCAACTATTACTTCGGTTGATGGTCCTTGGGCCGTGGATATAGGAGCACTCATTTCTGCTTCTGCTATATTTGCAATCTCAGTCATAGACAATCCAGTTTGATTCGCTACAGAAATCGCTGTATCCGCAGATAAGGCTCCAGTCTGAGCAACCTCTTGAGAAATTATATCTGTCGCTGTTAATGTAGCATTTAAACTACTTGCTATTGGGGCACCCATCGTTTGTTCAGCTAAAGCTGGACTAGATAAAGTTCGTGGGTCAACACCACTTTGACCAAAATTATCTAAACCCTGTCCTGGTATACCTTGTGAAGATTTTACTGGAGCACCCATCATTTGTTCCGCTAAAGCCGGCCCTGTAACAGGAGCAACTGATGGAGTCTGATCCACGTTTATAGTTGAATCAGTAGCAACCACTGGAGTAGAAAGAGAAGGAGGTGTAAAGTTCACACCAGTTCCAAGTTGCGACAACGAAGGAGCAACAAAGTTTGATCCAGTTTGTTGATTAACCACGGGCAACGAACCTACGTTGGTTTGTATCACAGGTGCACCAGAGGATGTTGTTTCTACCACAGGAGCTAGATCTAAGTTTATTCCTGGAAGAGATAATTGAGCTTGTTGTGTATCGCTCCTTGAAACTGGAGCACCCATAGTTTGTTCCGCTAAAGCTGGACCCGACAATGTAGCAACACCAGAGGATTGTACTTGTGGAGAACTCAACAACGCTGGCCCTGATGTATCCACCACAGGAGCTTGGTTAGTAACTGTTTGCACCACAGGAGCCGTTAACGTGCTGTCAAAGTTAGGTAAGGATGGAAGAGAGTTAATATTAGCTGCTTCTGTTACAGGGCTTACATCAAAACCAGATGTCGTATCTGATCCTACGTCTGTACCAAAACCAGATACTTGACTTACAGACTCTACATTAGGTGCTCCTTGTTGATTTGTCGTTGAACCTAAAATAGTGTTATCAAGAGTGGTGTTTGATCCTGTTAAGGAATTAATACCAGTACCCACTGAACCAGCGCCAGCACCAAGAACGCTGCCTACTTGTCCTTGTTCAA